GGAACGTCCTGAAGGATACGGCACAGCAGGTCGCCTATACCTCCAAGGAAGAGCTGATCCATGCTCTTGTCGGCATCAAGCTCGTCAACACCATCCGCCAGGAACACCCTGAGTTATTCGACGAGGAGCTCATCGAGCGAATCCGCCATGAGTGCGAGGAAGCCTATAAGGCAGAAGCCCGCATCATCGACTGGTCAGTGAACGGCTACAAGGCTGATGGGCTTAACTCTGATATCCTGAAGGAATTCATCAAGAACCGTCTGAACGACTCACTGGTCCAGATCGGAATCAAGCCGGTCTTTGAGAACCTCGACCAGAAACTCCTGGAGCAGACGACATGGTTCGACGAGGATGTCCTGGGTAATACCGCCACTGATTTCTTCTTCAAGCGCCCAGTCGAGTACGCCAAGAAGGCACAATCTTTCCAAACTTCAGATCTTTTTTGAGCAATGAACAACCGTTATTATTGGTTGAACGAAGAGTCGCGTCTATTCCTGGAGCGCGGGTACCTGCAGCCAGGTCAGAAACCTGAGCAGCGTGTTCGTCAGATCGCAGAGGCAGCCGAGGCCATCCTGCGCCCGGCGCCGTTGGAAATCGACGGATTCGCAAACAAGTTCGAGGACTATATGTCCAAAGGCTGGTATTCCCTATCGTCTCCGATCTGGGCCAACTTCGGTGTCCAGCGTGGATTGCCGATCTCCTGTTTCGGATCCTATGTCTGTGACAAGCTCGAATGCATTCTTGAGAAGACCGCCGAGGCCGGAATGATGACCAAGATGGGAGGAGGAACATCTGCCTATTTTGGTGCACTGCGTTCTCGCGGCTCTGAGATCTCCACTGGCGGCAAGTCATCGGGACCAGTTCACTTCATGGAGATGTTCGAGACCGTGACCAACGTAGTCTCACAGTCAAACGTCCGCCGTGGATCATTTGCTGCGTACCTGCCGATCGAGCATCCTGACATTCAGGAGTTCCTGCAAATCCGTACAGAGGGACATCCGATTCAGAACCTGTCGATCGGCGTGACTGTCACAGACGAGTGGATGAAATCCATGATTGGCGGAGATGAGGCTAAGCGCAAGATCTGGGGTAAGATCATCCAGAAGAGATTTGAGTCTGGATATCCGTACGTCGTCTTCAGCGATAACGTAAACAACAATGCTCCTCAGGTCTACAAGGACAGGGGGAAGAAGATCTATGCCTCAAACCTGTGCTCTGAGATTGCTCTGTCGGCCAGTGAGGATGAGTCATTCGTCTGTAACCTGAGCTCAATGAACCTGCTCCACTACGATGAGTGGAAGGACACTGATGCTCCTGAGATCCTGACATACTTCCTGGATGCAGTCATGACCGAGTTCATTCGCAAGGTTGCTGGTCTTCCGTTCATGCAGGCTCCTTACAAGTTTGCTGTGAGCCAGCGTGCTCTGGGAATCGGTGTCCTCGGTTGGCATTCCTTCCTGCAGTCCAAGATGATTCCATTCGAGTCGTTTGAGGCAAAGCTGCTGAACGTTCAGATTCACAAGATCCTTCGCGACAAGACTCAGGCTGCCTCACGCAAGATGGCCATCGAGTACGGAGAGCCAGAACTGCTGAGGGGCTACGGTCTTCGTAATGTGACCACTCTGGCCATTGCACCGACCACATCTTCTAGCTTCATCCTAGGGCAGGTCTCTCCGAGCATCGAGCCTCTCAACTCAAATTACTTCGTGAAGGATCTGTCGAAGGGCAAGTTCACCTACAAGAATCCTTATCTCGAGAAGGTCCTGGAGACCCATGGCAAGAATGACCGTGCCACGTGGCAGACGATTCTGATCAAGGGTGGCTCTGTTCAGCACCTCGAATTCCTGTCGGCTAACGAGAAGGAAGTCTTCAAGACATTCGGCGAGATCTCTCAGAAGGAGATCCTGATTCAGGCCTCTGCTCGCCAGAAGTACATCGACCAGAGTCAGTCCATTAACCTCATGGTCCATCCGAAGTCGTCACCGAAGGATGTCAATCAGTTGATGATTTTTGCTTGGGAACAAGGCGTCAAGAGCCTTTACTACCAGCGCGGTACTAACCCAGCACAAGAGCTAGGACGTAACCTGCTCCAGTGCGTATCCTGCGAAGCATGAAAATAGAAAAAGAATGCCCGTGTTGCGGTGCTGCCTATGCGATCCGCTTCGAACAAGTACTGGCGGATCTCGATCCAGACCTAGAAGAACAGGAACAGTTCGATGACCAGGACAACGAACTTTATCCAGAGTACTGCCCATTTTGCGGAGCTCACGACTCAGAAGAAGGGGAAGACTCAGAGGACTGATAGATACCACTGATGTGGTACTATCGTAATGAAGTCTTTGATCCAGCTGAAGGCAAACTCGACCCCAAAGTCGACGTAGGTTTCGTCTACGTAATCACAAACCTGGTCAGCGGGAAGAAGTACATCGGCAAAAAGCGCTTCTTCTCGTCTCGGACAAAGCAGGTCAAGGGTAAGAAAAAGAAGATCAAGATCGAGTCTGACTGGAGATCCTACTACGGATCGAATGCCGCCATCCAAGAGGACGTCAAGAATCTCGGTGAATCTAATTTTCGCCGAGAGATCCTGTATCTCTGCAATTCATTATCGGAGTGCTCCTATCTTGAACTGAAGGAGCAGGTAACGAACCAGGCAATTCTGAGTCCTAATTATTACAACGACTGGATTCAGATCAAGGTCACTCGAAAGCATCTAAAACGACTTCAACTTAGTGATGTACAACCTGCCTGAACTTGGTAAGATTGTTGAATGATCATCGCTGACTATTCGGGTATTGCCATCTCGAACCTATTCACCATGAGAGAGCAGCTCTCAGAGGGTCTGGTTCGCCATATGATTCTCAATTCACTGAGGTCTTACAATGTCAAGTACCGCGATGAGTACGGCGAGATGGTAATCGCCTGTGACGGCGGCAACACCTGGCGCAAGCAGATCTTTCCTCAGTACAAGGCCTCTCGCAAGAAGAATCGGGAGGAGTCCGGTCTCGACTGGTCTGAGTTCTTTCGTATCCTCGGCGTGGTGCGTGACGAGATTCGAGAGAATCTGCCGTTCAAGGTAATTCATCTCCAAGGCCTGGAGGCAGATGACGTGATTGCTACGTTGACGCAGCGTACTCAGGAATTTGGTAACGGCGAACCTGTCATGATCATCTCGTCGGATACTGACTTTGTTCAGCTCCATCAGTACAAGAACGTCAAGCAGTTCTCTCCGATGAAGAAGTCCATGATCAAGGAGAGCGATCCGATTCGTTATCTTCGCGAACACATCCTGCGTGGTGATTCTGGTGACGGTGTTCCTAATGTTCTCTCGGCTGACGACGTATTTGTGAGCGGTGGTCGTCAGTCTCCGATTCGTGCAAAGCAGATCGACGAATGGATCACGAACTGGGACAAACTGGATTACCACATGAATCCGCAGCAGTTTCGCAACTTTCAGCGCAATCAGCAGCTTATCGACCTGTCCAAAATTCCGCCTCAGAACAAGGCCGAAATCATAAATACGTTTGACACGGTGAAAACCAAGTCTAACACATTGAACTACCTTATCTCCAAGCGGTGCTCTCAGCTTATTGAGTGTGCCGAGGAATTTAATTGCCGCAAATTATGAAGTATGTTTCTATCTCAGAAATTCTGAATCAAGTCTCCTTGGCAAAAACAAAGGAAGAAAAGATTCAACTCCTGAAGGCTCACAATAGCTTAGCATTGAGAGATATCCTGCGTGCGTCATTCGACGACAGCATCGTCTTTCTTCTCCCCGAAGGCAATCCCCCATTTAAGTCGTATGTCTCCATGGAGGGAATCACGCCGACCGATCTCAAGAGGTCTACAACTCAATTCACGTACTTCGTGAAAGGCGGAAAGGGTTCGGCACTCAGTCAGGCAAAACGTGAAAAGATGTTCATTGCTTTGCTCGAGGGGATCAATCCTGGAGATGCCGAGGTCGTATGCGCCATGAAAGAGAAGAAGCTCCAGGAAAAGTTTCCAGGAATTTCAAAGGATCTCATCAAAGAAGTTTGGCCAAAACTCATCAGGGTATAATTTCTTGAGGGCACGCAAGTGCTCACTTCGTCATGTCTCACAAACATAAAAAGTGGATACATGATCACAAACCAACTGGATAGGCTCAAGCAAGACTGCAGCGAATTAGAATACTTCATTCAGCGCCTCGTGAAGGAGGGGAATGATAACCGAGTTCAGAAAATTCAGAAAAAGAAGCAGTACCTAGAGGAATACATCCAGCAAATGCAAATAGCACCAGTCGCTGAGATTGCCGCATAATTGACTCAAAGCCCCCGAAGGTATCGTTTAAGCAACCCCATAGTAATGTTGTGCTGAGCAGAAAATTGCTTTCTGCTCAGCTTTGATTGCACGAATTGCTCGCGGATTCTTTTTATCTTTTCTGCGGTTTTAACCTTTCTAGCTTCATACACCGGTTTCATAGCAAGCGCCAATGCCTCTCGGTGGGATTCTGATCGGGGTGATTTAGGTTTTCCTAGATTTCCTTTCCCGTTCGTATTTCCAAAATAATTTAGTTTTGAGGATTTTGGTTTTCTTAACTTTTGTTTTACCCACTCTGGTCGAGGTTTGCCCTTGAGTGCGTTGCTCCTAGCAATTTTGGAAGCTTCGTACATTCTCGAAGACGTCTTTCGGTTTTGGGAAGCGTTAGATACTGACATCATTGCAAAGGCATGCGCCAATTGGGAGTTTTCTGGATAAGCTTTATGCAGCATGTAATGGCAGATAAAATGAGCCCTGGCAGGGAGGATGACGATGTTATCTTTGGAATCTGAACCACCCAGGCAACGCGGCACGATGTGGTGCTTTTCACAGAAACATTCACTAGGAGGATTTTTCAAAAAGTGATGTACAATCCGGTTATACCTGATAAGATGGATACTCATTCAGTTATTTATTCCCAAATGTCCAAAATTGGAGGTCAAAATTAACATTTTTATTCTAGATACTTCACCCGTGCTTGCTGCACAATACCAGTGCGACAAGCACGTGGTGAAGATGATTGTCGAGTCGGCTCAGATGCTCTCGACCGCCCATCGCTTGCTCGATGGTAGCATGCGGGTTATCGAAAAAACTAACCCTAAGACCGGCAAGACCAGAAAGTCTAAGATCTGGCAACTTAAGGCGCCATTGGAATCTCAGCTTTACGCCGTAGCTCATCCAGGCCACCCATCCACCAAGTGGACGATGGAATCGATGGCCAACTATCTGTGGCACTACGAACACTTCTGTGCCCTCTGCGATGAGTACACCCTGCGTTATGGCAAGAAACACGCCACCGATACCAAGTTGCGGTTTGTGCTCGATCAGGCTCCTATGAACATACTGGATGCAGAACTTACTCCTTTCAAACTTGCCATGACCTCGAATCCTGAGTGCATGGATCCTGCAGATCCTGTTACTTCATACCGGAAGTTCTATCAGACCAAGCAAGGTCGGTTCAAGATGGTATGGACCAATCGTCCTAAGCCAGATTGGTTCGTAGTGAATACATAAGCACATGCCCAATTACGACTTCACCTGTCAGAGTTGCAATCATGAGTTCTCCGAGATCGTTCCAATCGACAAGCGAGATGATCCACTGACTTGCCCAAACTGCGGCAAGAAGAAGTGCAGGCGCGGAGTCTCTGCAGTTCAGCTCAGCTATTCAGGTTTCAAATCTCCACTTTCACGTACCTCGGATGGATGGAATGACGTCCTTAAGAAGGTCAAAAGGGGTTCTGGTAAAGCTAATACCATCCGGACCAAATAATCATGGCAAAAAAGAACAAAAAGAAGGAACCACTCCAGGTAGTAGTTCCAAAGTTCGACACACTCAAACTCATCGAGCCACTGACCAAGTCACAGGAGAAGGCTTTCGCGGCATTCCGCAAGAATAGCCATCTGTGTCTGTCTGGCTGTGCTGGAACGGGAAAGACCTTTCTGGCGATGTATCTAGCCTTCGAGGAGATCCTCTCGGGAAAGTCGAAGGCAGAGAAGATCGTGATCGTTCGATCGATCGTTCCGACTCGGGACATCGGCTTCCTACCGGGTGACCGTGCCGAGAAGGAATCTACCTATCTGTACCCGTACATCGCTATCTGTGCTGAGTTGTTCGGTGATCCGATGGCCTGGAACAAGCTGGTCGCTAAGAAGCAAATTGAATTTCTGACCACGTCATTCGTGCGTGGCATAACACTACGTGATTCTATCGTCATCATAGATGAGATGCAGAATCTCACCTTCCATGAACTAGATTCGATGATCACTCGTCTAGGTGATGGCTGCCGTCTCATCATGTGCGGCGATTACTACCAGACCGACCTGGAGAAGAAGAACGACAAGAGCGGAATCTTGGAGTTCATGGAGATCATCGAGCAGATGAAGTACTTCTACTGCATCGAATTCGGATGGCAGGACATCGTCCGGTCAGGCCTAGTGAGAGATTACATCATGACGAAGGAGATCGTTCAAAAAGAAAAGGATAAGAAGGCAAAGAACACGAAGACATGAAACCATCGAGGAACAAGTGGGCTGATCACGGCGAACGTGACTCGGATACTTTCGACCGCAAGGCACGTAAGAACCGCAAGCGCAAATCACACCACGACGACGATTCTGCCGATGAAAGGTACAATCGCGTCGGTAGTTGGTACGATGCCGATCCCGACCAGCTAGGATACCTAGACGCAGATCCCAAGTAATGCCATTCAATCACAATCCAGTAGACCTGGGTTACCAGGAGCTCTCATGCGAGACTGGTGAATCTGGTCGAAAATACCTATCCCCACAAGGAAAGGCATATCCGTCCATCACGACAGTATTGTCAATTCTCAGTGCGGATCACATCCGCGAATGGAGAAAAGCCGTCGGTAACGAAGAGGCAAATCGTGTCTCTCGTGTGGCTGCAGGCCGTGGGACCACTGTCCACGCCCTGGTCGAGAAGTTCCTCAATAACGAAGACATGGATCTCTCCAAGGAGATGCCAAATGCCTCTGTGGCATTCAAATCTATCCGAGGAATTCTGGAGAACCGAGTCAACAACATTCGGCTTCAGGAGAAACCATTGTACTCCGATCACCTAGGGGTCGCTGGTCGGGTTGACCTCGTGGCAGAGTTCGATGGAAAGCTTGCCATCATCGACATCAAGACCTCATCGAGGGTCAAAACCGCTGAGGACATTGAGTCTTACTTTATGCAGGAGGCAGCCTATGCCATCATGTTTGAGGAACGCACCGGAATTCCAGTGACTCGTCTGGTGACGATCATGACGGTCGATTTCCACGAGGCCTTGATCTTCAACGAGCACCGGGATAACTGGACAAAGAAATTACTTGAGACAATCGCAGAGTACAAACGCCGCAAACTATTCGG